CCCAACTTTTGGGCTCTGCGGTTGTTGGCGCGCACGGAATATTGACCACCTGTGTGCATTGAATATTGACCAGGGGCGAGTAGGTGCAGAATACACTGCGCCTGTGGATAAGTCGATGGTTTAGCTGATCATTCAATTCTCCTTTGTTTGGTTTTTAGGGGTTGGTTTTTAGATCTTGAATTTCAGATTTTTTAAATGGTTTTTCGGCGGAGCGCAGCGGAGCCGCCCTCGCAGTGTCATTTATTTTGCTCAAGCTTACCGGTTTCCATGCTGTCCATTTCCTGCTGCGCTGATTCCCCTGCCTTATTCTTCTCCCGACTTTTCTCCCTTGATTTGATGCGCAGTTTTGCTGTTGCGCTACTGTGTTTGAAGCGGAATGAATCGTTACCAGTTTCAATAATATGGCAATGGTGCGTCAGCCGATCAAGTAAAGCAGTCGTCAACTTGGCGTCGCCAAAGACATTGCTCCACTCCGAGAAGGTGAGATTGGTGGTGATGATGACGCTGGTGCGCTCATACAGTTTCGAGAGCAGATGAAATAACAATGCACCACCTGTCTGCGAGAACGGCAAATAGCCAAGCTCATCTAAAATCACCAAATCCATCTGCATCAAACTCAATGCCAATCGCCCTTGTTTGCCTGTCGCCTTCTCCAATTCCAAGGCATTCACCAATTCAATCGTCGAGAAGAATCGCACCCGCTTGCTATGCCGGGTAATGCCTGACACGGCCAAGGCGGTGGCCAGATGGCTTTTGCCGGTTCCCGTGCCGCCGATCAGCACGACGTTGTGTGCCGCATCGGTAAAATCGAGCGTGGCCAATTGCGTGATCAGCGACTGGTCCACTTTGGATTGACTGAAGTCGAAATCAGCCAGAATCCGGTGAATCGGAAACTTAGCGACGGTGAGTTGATACCGGATAGAACGCATGACGCGGTCTGTCGCTTCCGCTTCCAGCAAATGCTGAATCAGCCATTCTGAAGCACTGACAGAAGCCGTACTTTGCGCCGTGAGATCGGCATAGGCGCTTGCCATGCCATACAACTTGAGCGATTTGAGTTCTACTGCGATATTAAACATGGTCTGTCTCCTGGTGCAAACGATCGTAACGGCTGGCGTCAGCCACAATGTCTTCTTTTAATTGCAAGGGTGTTTCTACTGGTTCGGGAAGCGCACTCTGGCGTAATCGCTCCAGCACATTGGTAATATGCTCGGCACTGGCAACGCCTGATTCGAGCACAAGTTCTACTGCCACCACGACAGCGTCAAGGCCGTAATGGGGAACCGCAGCAAGTACCTGCGCCATCACACGATCACCGCCAATCCGTTTTAAGAGAGTCGTTTGCAGAGTAATAAATGGCGCGGGCATACAGGCAAACGGCGCGCCGTTGCGCAGGACGCCAGGCTTTCTTTCCGCGATTAAGATGTAGTGCTGCCAGTCGTAGCAGGTCTGGTCACGGCCAAAGACGCGTTCGTGTGTCGTCACCCGTTCGTGATCTGCGTAGACGGCAAGCTGTTCCGGATACAGATGGATGCTGACCAGATGATTGGCCAAGTGGCACGGTACCGAATAGCGGTTGCGATGCACGGTCACCAGGCAAGTGGAAGAGACGCGGGCGATGAGTTCTACATAGCCATCAAAAGCGCTGGGCATGGGCATGAGTTGTGCCTGTTCATGTTCCAGCACATCGGCCACCGTGAGATCGGGATACTCAGGATGGCGACATTCACTCCAGAGCGCCTTGCAGCGCACGCTGAGCCAGGCATTGAGCTGGGCAAAGCTGCCGAAGCGTTCGGCCCTGGCATCCATCCAGATACGGCGGCGACTATCCTGGACGTTCTTCTCGACGATCCCTTTCTCCCAGCCGGAAGCAACATTGCAAAAATCCGGATCAAACAGGTAGTGTGAGGTCATGGCAAAGAAGCGCGCATTGACGATGCGGCCTTTGCCTCTGGTGACTTTGTCTACCGCCGTCTTCATATTGTCGTAGATGCCACGTCTTGCGATACCGCCTAGCGCGGTAAAGGCGCGGGTATGGGCATCAAACAGCATTTCATGGCTTTGGGTAGGATACGCCGTGAGCCAGAATGCGCGACTGGCACAGAGCTTGGTGTGGGCGACCAAGAGCTTGCGGTGGATGCCGCCGATCACCAATAGCTCTTCGCTCCAGTCAAATTGAAACGCTTCGCCCAGTTGAAATTTGAGGGGGACAAAGGCCGATTTGCCAGTGACTTTAGCGGCCAGATCGCGCCGCTGATGAATAAACCGGTTCACGCAGGAATAACTCCCGGTAAATCCTTCCTTTTGGATTTCAGCAAATAATTTTAAGCCAGTCCGCCGGTCACGTTTCGGACGATGACTGTCGGCTTGCAGGGCTAACTCTAGATGCGAGACGAACGGTGTAATTTTACTGTCGGCTTTGATTCGGGCGTATTTGGGTTCGACGCCTTCACCTTCCTTGAGCCACTTCTTGATCGTATTGCGCGACAGACTGGTTTGCCGCTTGATTTCATTAATCGACAACCGTTCTCGAAAGAACAGACGTCTGACTTTGGCATACATTCCCATGGTAATCACCTTAGATTTCCTTGCTGAAAAATTCAGCAGGATAGGTTATTTCCCTGGTCAATATTCAATGCGCATTACTGCCGTTAGGTGGTCAAATTTCGGTGCGCGTCAACAGGGCAGCAGTTCACCAGCAGCGGTGGATTGCAGGACCCGCACTGCACGGTCGGACATGCGCTGCGCCAGCGCTGCGTCAAAGGGCACCCGCTCAAAATACAGTTCCTGCGTATCCTTATTGATCGCCGTGAACAATGCATCATTCGCGGATATGCCCGGCACTGCTGGTTCCATGTACGCCTGGTAGATGGCGACCTGGGCCGCGTAGACCGGCTTGGCAAGCGCGACACCGCGTTTCACGCAGTCGCGCCAGTTCTTGTCGTTCATCGTCTTGAATTCCCACAGCGCTGGGTAACGTAAGCCGAGGGCTTCTGGTCCTGCGGCCAGGATGCCGTCCACATGGCCGCGGACGCAGCCATGGGCAACCGAAAAGCCGAACTGCTCTCCGTTCTGGCGCCGCGTATGGAGATCAAAGCCGGCCAGCCGCAGCCAGCGAATTGCCGTGTCTTCCAGGGCATGGCCAACTTCAAAGATACGGATCGTGCGTCCCGGCAGCTCGCGTTCCGGATCGACCGGAGCCTGGGCATATTCGTATTGCAACGCCCTCTCGCACGCAACCCCGAGCCGCGACGCACCGAGATAGGTACGCGGTGATTGCCCGTTTCGTTCAACTTGTAGGGCGCCGTCGAGCAGCGCCGACACTTGCTCATGGAATTTGGGTGTGTGATTGAAATCCAGCATCAGAACGGCACCCCCGGAACGCGAGCCGAATGCGGTACCCGTGCAAGCCTGGCGTCGAGAAAACTACGGTCGCGTTCTGCCACGCGTTCGTGCTCGACCGTCATGCATTCCTGATAGGCCGTGATCACCACATCGATGAGTTGCAACACATCTTCCTTGCGATAAGACGCGAGCGGGAGGTCAATGCCGATTGCCGCTACGTAGTCGCCCAGCGGCCCAAGGCAGGCTTGAATCGCCGCGATTTCCATTTCAGACGGATCGATCATCTGGCCCTCTATCTTTTCCATGATTTGCGAAAACGCGGATTGGCAGCGCATCGAGCAAAATTCGACTCTGCCTGCATACGCACGTTTTTTTGGATCGTGCCATCCGAACCCTTTTGCTTGTCGGGAGCAGATCGCGCATGTCAAGCGGCCTCCCGTTCTGGTTCGGCCGCGAACACGAGACGCTGGATTTGTGCTTTGCTGAATTGAAACGCCAACAGCGCCGACGCTTGATAACGCGTCAAGCCGTAGTCCGTACGGCAGTAGGCCGGCAGATATTTCAGTTGTGCCTCTGTCGGTGGCTCGTTCAACCAGCGTCGGGATTTGTGCGCAGAGTCGGCGCTCTCATGGTCGTTCAACCAGTCGTCGGCCTGCGCCAGGCAGATCGTGCGTTCGCCTATGCCCAGCAGGCGTGGTTGCATGCTCTTGCCGCCGCCGACCGCGTGCCACCGGCCATTCAGATAGAACACGCCGCTCCAGGCCGAGAACCCGGTAGCGACCAGAGCACAGTCGTCCCCAAACAGGTCGCACCAGCGGAAACTGGACCGTGCCAGCAGGTCGACCTCGGTCATGATGAAATCGGTCAGGATTTCTCCTGTATCGCTTTCAGTCTGGCTCCAGGTGAACCCGCACAAAGGGCACTCGCGGCTTGCAGCAGGAACGCTTACCTGGCATTGCGGACAATCCTTGTGAGGCGCTTCGCCCGGCGCGCCCATCCGGCCGTCGAGATTCGCCTCTTGCTCGAGATGACCGTGCATCAGTGTCGCGGTGCCGAAATCGAGAACGATGCAATCGGTTTTGATCACAGCCGGGTGTTCGGCCGGATCGACCGTACGCAGGCCGCGCCCGATCATCTGCATGAGCGTTGACTTATGCGAGCTTGGTCGCAACAGCACGATGCAGCTGGTCGGCGTGTAGTCGTAGCCTTCCGTCAGTACGGCGACGTTCACGACAACTTGGGCGGCGCCGGTTTCAAAGGCCGCGAGGCGCGCTTTGCGTTCGGCCTCCGTCAAGTCGCCATGCACCAGCACTGCTGAAATTCCGGCGTCATTGAACGCACGACAGACGCTGTCGGCATGGGCGACCGTTGATCCGAAGACGATGGTTTTGCGGCCGAACGCCATTTCACGCCAGTGTTGAATCACCGCGTCGGTGACCGGGGTCTTGTTCATGATCGACTCGACCTCCGCCATGTCGAAGTCGCTGGCTGCGCGTTTGACGCGCGACAGAGCATCCACCGTGCCGACGTCAACTACGAAAGTGCGCGGCGGCACAAGGTGGCCAGATGCGATCAGTTCACCAAGTCGGATCTGGTCGGCGACGTTGCTGAAAACATCGCGCAGCCCTTTGCCGTCGCCACGCATCGGCGTGGCGGTCACTCCATATATTTTCGCGCGGCCATTCTTGCTCAGCACCTTGTCGACCACCCTGCGATAGCTGGCTGACGCGGCGTGATGTGCTTCGTCGATCACCAGCAGGTCAAGTGTCGGCATCGTCGTAAGATGGTTGTCGCGTGACAGCGTTTGGACCATCGCGAACGTGGCGCGGCCGTCCCACGATTTGTCGTTGGCATCGAATACCGACGTACTCATCCCTGGGTTGATGCGCTCGAATTTGGTGCGGTTTTGCGCCACCAGTTCGTCGCGGTGCGCCAGGATGCAGGCTTTGGCATCGGAGCTTTCCAGCATGCGACCGGCGGTCGCCGACAGCATGACGGTCTTGCCGGCGCCGGTTGGGGCGACGCCGAGGGTATTGCCGTGTTCGTTGAGTGCAGTAAGACTGCGCTCGACGAAGGTAATTTGCCTTTTCCGTAATAGCATGGCGATCGCTCCTTATTGTGCCCAGCTTGGGCGGCCGGGAACCCCGGACGTCGCCGGTTGTGGGGCGCGTGGCGGGACAGCCGGCTGAGAAACCGGCGGCAATGGGGCCTGTGCGGCAGGGGGCGAGGAGCCAGGCTCTGTAGGTGGGCGTGCTGCGACACCCATCAGCCGCGCATAGTCCTTGTGATCCGGCTGGATCGCCACCTTGATGACGTTTTTCGGCTGCCCATTTTGGTCCTGTTCGACGTCGATTTTGGCGAGGAACTCAATGCCGTCCAGATCTGCGAAACCTTGAATGCGACGCGCGGCTGCCGCTTGCTGGCCGTTGTCCTGCGGATGCAGGTTGCGCGACGAATTTAGAATGGCACGCACGAAGGCACGGCCGATGTTGCCCCAGTCTGGCCCTTTCGGGCTATACAGGCCGATCAGACTCCAGACCTTGCGGCGGGTGAACTCTCCATCCGTGATGACAAACTCGGCGTTTAGGTAAACTGAATCGGTCTTGTCGCTGCGCGTGGCGTAGCCGCCGGTCCAGCCATGCTCGGCGCTGTCGAAGCCGCCCGGCTTGATCGTCATGCGCACGCGGGCCAGCGTACCCTTCGGGATCACATCGTAGGATTGCTGGTTTTGGGCATCATTGAAATCGGCCCATGGATTGGTTTGGTTGTA